ACATCAAGGGCATGGCTGTGACCATAGGCGGCCCCAGTCACCTTAGGTACAGCCCCAACAAGCCGCTGGCATGCGGCGCTAAGGTATGGATTGAGACCACGGCTGTGGTGGACGTGGACGGGAGGAAAGTATGAACCAATTACAAATAGTAACCGAGCTGCAAAGTATGCTTGCTCACCTTAAGCACTACCAAAAGATCAATGAGGCAGCGACGGGTGATAAGGTTGCAGCTGGCGCAGAGTATGCTTACGGGCATGCCTGCCGGCGCATCGACAGGCTACTGGTCAAGGTACTAGAAGAGGGGGTAGAGATAGATGAAAGATAACAACGTGGCTAAGCACGCGCAGCGTAGCGGTGCTGGGGCCCATAAGGACCGCAAGCGCGACTCCAAGCGGGTGCGTGGGGGTAAGCACAACCGAAAGGTACGCCTCACAGACGGGCCTGAGAGCCTCTGTGAGGCAGAACTCAACGGGGTGTCCCTAGGGTACCATGACAACCAGCAAATGGCTGAGAGAGCCATACAGGACGCCATAGAGGCAATCAAAGAGGCAAGTAAGCCAAAACCACAGAGGGGGTGGCAGGATGGACGCATTAAAGGTAGCTGAGCTGCATATTAAGCAGGGGTACGCCGCGTTACAGGCTATAAAAGAGCCCAATGATGACGAGGCTTGGCTGTACATAGAACTCGGTCTGCTACTTCAGGACCTTAAAATTATACGAGCCCGTAATAGTGGGGCTTTTTATGTTCGCACGCCGCTGGAGCTGAACTGATGAGAGACAATCACACACGTAAAAAGAAGTATGATATGGAAGCTGCCGAGATTGTGGCTGCCGAGATAGCCTACCGTAATGAGGACGTATCATTCTCTGAGCTATACATGTTCTGCCAATCATTTAAACCGGAGGTTACCGTCGATGACGTCATCAATGCACTGGGACCACACTATCGCGGAGAGTAGGCACGACGAGGCGCAGCTTAAGCGCGATATGAAGCACCACCCACGCACCACAGGCAAGTCTCTGCGTGAGCTAGCTCGCATGACAGCAACACAGGGATCCTTGCACGTTACCCATAGCCTAGACTACGGCTACGCTTGGCTGGCTGAGAACCGCGACAAGCTACCTAGAGAGGTAGAGGATGACAACGGCACGCGTCCAAGTAGCAAGCGTCTAGAGATACCCGATAGCGCGGCTTACGATGATTCTGTTGAGATAGACCTAGAGTCTGGCTTATACGATGTGTCCGGTCACGTGTGCTACCTACCACTGGGTCAGGTGGCTGCACGCAACGCTAGGCATGCACGTATGCACGCTGAGTTTGGTATCGTACATCACGTATACGTCGAGCTAATGGCTGCACGTGGCAAACTGCTGCGCGAGTATCTACACACTGAAGGGAGACGTAGAGTGTTACTAAGTAACCCAGAGAGGTATGGCATGGACGCTATCCTGAAGCGTAAGATCAAGCGCACGGCTACAGCTAGCAACTCGATACCGGTACCCGACAACGTAACCGACCTGCTGTACTATGATGGTCAGCTGCGGTGGAAGGTAGCGCGTGGGGCCAAGGCTGCTGGATCTGCATGTACCCATCGCTGCCGCATAGACGGAGTGTTGTTCCTGTCTAACCGCATCGTCTACCGGCTGGTACATGGCGTAGACGCGGGGCCTCTCAACGTGTCCGAGGATGGGCTGTCAGCCTCACGGTACAGAGATAACGTCAACGTGTCTATTAGCGAGCGACAAGATGGGGGCGAGGTGACGTACGATATAATTGTGAATCTACCTAAGCCGCACACGCTCGCGGCGTGTCCGACCAAGGCTGTGGCTGAGGGGGTCAAGCGCGGAGTATTGTGGACAATCAACCACTTATGAGCGCTAATTCACCTTACCATGTCCACCTCAGTACTATTACTACAAGGCACCTTAAGGAGGCGTCATGCAAGAAGAATCAAACCTAGTGTCCAAGGGGCCCTGCTCTAAGTGTGGGTCCTCTGACGCTAACGCTACGTACGACGACGGGCATACGTTTTGCTACTCGTGTGAGTCGCATACTCAGGGCAACTTTAAGGGGGCGTCAATGCAATCAACAAACCAAGACGAGCTACAGCGCATAGTATGCCTGTGGCAGAAGGCTACACCTAAAGCTATGCCTGAGCGTACGCTACCCTCAGCTGCGGTCGGTAAGTATGGGGTGGTCGTTACAGACACGCACCACTACTACCCTTACTTCGCGCCTGAGCAATCCGAACCGGTTGCCTTTAAGGTACGTAATATTAAAGATAAGACGTTCCGAGTGGCTGGCTCACTTAAGGACGCTGGGCTATTCGGCGAGCATAGGTACGGCTCAGGCGGACAGAATCGTATCGTGATAACCGAGGGAGAGTGTGACGCTATCGCAGCGGCTGCATTGCTCGGACAGGATACACCGGTGGTTAGCCTCAAGGGTGGGGCTGCTGCGGCTGGGCGCGACATTAAGGCATCGTACAGTTTCCTCGATAGCTTCAAGGAGATTGTGATTTGCTTCGACGCGGACGACGCCGGCAAGGATGCCATTGAGAAGGCTGCCGAGGTATTCGCCGGCAAGCTTAAGGTCATGAAGCTAAACCCCAAGCAGGGCAAGGACGCCAACGACTACCTCAAGGCTGGCTTGCAGTCTGAGTTTATCGAGGCGTACAAGACAGCCAGCAGCTACACCCCCAAGGGCATCCTGTCCAAGGACGAGCTGTGGGAGAAGCTGAACGCCGACCGACCTGCACAGCTGGGCATGTACCCATGGGACAAGCTCAACAGCATCACGTATGGCTTCCGCCCTACCGAGCTGATCACGGTGACAGCTGGCTCTGGACTGGGCAAGTCTAGTATCCTGCGCGAGCTGGTGATGCACGTGAAGAACACAACCGACAACCGCATCGGTTGCCTGTTCATGGAGGAGAGCGTCGAGAGGACGGCTGAGGGCTTCATGGGCGTCGATCTAAGCACACCCGTGCACCTACCTACCAGTGCAGTCAAGCGTGGCGACACGGAGTATAGGGAGTCGTTTGAGAGGGTGTTCGGAGACGAGCAGCTTATGATCATGGATGCCAGCTTCGACACAGGGGCTAGCGTTGACGCCGTGGTGGCGCGTGTCCGCTTCATGGCTAAGGCGCTGGACTGCAAGGTGATCATCCTAGACCACATCAGTATCCTAGTATCTGGTGGGCAGCATGGCGACGAGCGTAAGGCACTCGACGAGATCATGACTAAACTACGTACGCTAACGCAGGACACAGGTATCGTCCTGTTTGCTGTATCACACTTAAAGAGACCGGAGGGCAAGGGGCATGAAGAAGGCGCGGCAACCAGTGTGGCACAGCTACGCGGCTCTGCTTCGATTGCTCAGCTTAGTGACTTTGTTATTGGTCTTGAACGCAACGGCCAGTCAGAGGACCCAACAGAGCGGAACACCACGTACATACGGGTACTCAAGAATCGCTTTAGCGGTATCACGGGGCCAGCTGGAGCGCTGCTCTACGACAACGACACCGGACGTCTAACTGAATACGAACCAATACAAGAGGCAGAAGAAGCACTATGAATGATTACTCAAACTTTATCGCACTATCACGGTACGCACGTTGGCTAGACAGCGCGGAGCGACGTGAGACGTGGGAAGAAACCTGTGCACGATACACTAACTACTGGCACGACAAGGGTATGCTGACCCACGCTGAGGCTGACAAGCTGCGTGAGCAGATCATTGCCCTTCAGGTGGTGCCAAGCATGCGTGCACTCATGACAGCAGGGCCCGCGCTGGACCGCGACCACGTGGCTGGGTACAACTGCGCCTACCTGAGCATGAATCACCCACGTGCGTTTGATGAATGCATGTACATCCTACTTTGCGGCACCGGCGTAGGCTTCAGCTGCGAGCGCGACGAGGTGGCTAAGTTACCTGTCGTGGCTGAGGAGTTTCACTCTACCGATACCGTGATCGTGGTACCTGACAGCAAGGTTGGCTGGGCTAAGAGCTTTAAGCAGCTTCTAGCTATGCTCTGGGCTGGAGAGGTTCCGACGTTTGACGTATCCGGTGTGCGACCAGCTGGTGCCAAGCTGAAGACCTTTGGTGGCCGTGCGTCAGGACCAGCGCCGCTGATCGAGCTGTTCAAATTTGCCGCCAACATGTTCCGCAACGCGGCAGGCAGGCAGCTTACTGACCTCGAGGTACACGA